CTGATGACATGGGGTTCTGGCTCGTATTCACCCAAGCAGGTAGGATCTTTATGGACTTCAAATCCTACTTGTTTAGATGGTGGTAAATTCCACCGATTGAAAGGTGGCAGACAAATTAACATCTCATAGACTGCTTGAACAGTTTGCGGAGTAACTAATTTCATCTGCCTAGTATCCTATTAAATTATGACAAAAACAAGTCTCTTTCAACTTGCCTTCTTATAGTTAAACCTTTACTTGGTTTACCAAGGTTAAGATTCCACTTTAATATCTCTTTACCAGCTTCTTCCCATTTTTCTTCTAAAATGCGCTTTCTTAAGGTGCTGTTCTTTAGACGAGTAGCACCCAAGTTATAAGTCCAGCTAATAATAGCACCCATTTTAGGTTCATCATTACAGATATTAGGACATAGCTTAATAATAGAAGGAATGAAGCTACAAGTAATTGTATAAACCAAGATGTCAGTAGCAGTATCAATATCAATTTTGGAATCATTTAAGGTTACCTTAGTGCCATCTTTGTAATAAGTTGAGCCATATCCAATAGTAGGAACTCCAGCACTACAAAGGTAAGGAGTAGACCTAAAGCCTTCAAATCTCTTAATTAGATTTAATGCCTGACTAGGAATCATTTTTGTTGTTTTCTAAGAGTCCTATCAGCAAAGAAATAACCAGCAATCACAGCCATTAGACCAATGTCAAAGCTATCCATAATGAAATTCTGCTGATATAACTTTAATATCCATAAAGCCAATGAAACCTCTGCATATTGTGGTCTGATAGTAGAGTTCCACCCATCTATCCATTTAATGCCAGATGGCTTGTAGGACTGTTTAATAGCCTCTGTGAAGGCTTCTGCTTCTTCTAGAGAGACATCTGCCTCTGCTTTGACTTGAATCTGTTTGATACCAAGTTCTGCCTGTACCTTCATAGACTCTAGGTTTCTAGCATGGTTCTTATCATCTAGCTCACCTTGCAATCTCATTCTTTCTATTTCTTGAGAGTGTTCTTGCTTTTTTACAAAGTAAGCTGAAACTTCACCCCAGACCATGCGAAAAGCTGAACCACCTAAAAAAGATAAGACTGCTTCAATCATTTTTAACCTTTAATTCTGCTGCTTTAAATCCTTGATAAAAAGCATAAAAATACTCATCAGGCAATGCTAATAGCTTAAATAACTCATACACTTCAGTATTATTTAAAGCCATGATTTCTAAAATATTCAAAGAAAACTAAGCCAATACCTACAATTGCAGACCAAACTAGACTTCCTAAACTCTTTTCAATAATGGCTCTGCGCAAAGCAGCCCTTTCAGCTTGGGCTTCTATTGCCATTCTTACCCATTGAGTTTCTTCAGGGGTTAATGAATGTTGTAGTGGAGTTGTCGAAAGAGCAACTCGTATATCTTCAATTAATGCTGCTCTTTCGTCTGCTGTCATACTTACTCCGCTTTAGGTTCTTCTACAGGTTTTGATAGAGATTCCTCAAGCATCTTAATAAAAGCATCTTTACCAACAGATAGCTGGTCAAGGTTAAATTGTGCTGAAGAAATCTTCCTATCTAAATCAAAACAATGATTACAAAGCATTTGTTGCTCTGGAGTCATGTCCTCAAATTGATACTCTTTACCATTTACAGTAACTGGGGTCTTTTTATCTTTTCCCATTACTTTCTCCTTACTTAGTTAAAAAAATCTTACTTAATTTGCATAGTGTATTTTAATACAAACTGTTTATTCTGATAATCAAAAGAATAACCTTTAGCATATACACCGACATAAGCACCTGCTACATCAGCTATAAAGTCTTTATAGCTTGCTGTATGCTTTGTAGGATGCTTATAGTCATATACTTCTTTAGCTGCTCCAATAGCTACAGCAGTTAAGAAAGCCTTCTCTGGACTCATTACTTCACTAAAACCATAAGACAATACTGCACTACCTGCAAAGTGCTGTGCTTTGTCTTTACCTGTCCAACTATCTTGAGCTAGACAGGTTATTGGTAATAGTAAAAGTAAGTATTTAAGCATTATTTATTTAGATTCTATTATATTTACCAAAGTGCAAATTACGAGCTTCTAAGGCTACTAGACCAGCAAGTTCTAAGTCATCATAATAGCCAAAATGTTTGATTTCGCCATTCTTAGTCAATCTTATAGACCATTTATTTGCTCTTTTGTGCCAAGATACACCTTTGTAACCAGAAGTGTTGCTACTGCACATTGTCTTATTGCATTGATTCTGACTTCTTGTAACTTCTCTTAGGTTCTCAATACTGTTGTCAGCCCTATTTCCGTTGATATGGTCAATCTCTTTAGGCATATATCCATGAACAAATAAGTAAATCAATCTGTGAACTTTGTGCTGTTTACCTAACCAAGTAACATGGCGATACCCAGTAGAATGAATAAATCCCACTTCTTGACCAATAAGATAGCTTTTGTTTGGATGAGTAACTTTCTTCCAATACAAATAACCATCTCTGTAATCAAAGTATTCAGATACTAATTCTTTATTTATCATGCGTTTGCCAATGTAGTTACTGTTCCTGAAGAGCCACGATACTTTAAAGCACCTGCTTCTACATAAAGAATACCACCAGCCACATTACCTGTAGGTGCTGTTCCGTTATAAATAACGATACATTTTGCAGCACTTGTAGGGTCTGAAGTTCCACCAAGCAACAAGTTCTGAGCAGCCGATAAAGTCATTGCCTGTGTATATGTAACTAATCCAGCAGCAGTTCCACTAGCGGCAGTTCTCCAGACATGAGTGCCATTGGTTTGATAATACTGCGAGCTGTATCCGTTTTGAATATAAGTCCAACCGCCTGATGCAAAATAAGCATTGCTAGTCATTAAAGCTAATTCAATGCTTGGATGAGCAGAGAAAGAGCCAGTATATCCAACTTGCATTGCTTTATAGGTAGACCAAGCACTAGGAGTAACACCAATACCTAGGTTGCCTGATGAGTCTAGTGTTGCTTTAATTGTGCTATTTGTACCAAACTGTAATGGAGTCGAATTAACTGTGTAAATCTGTGTTGCATAAGCAGTACCGCCAGAAACAATAGCTGTACCTCCTGAGTCAGCAATACCTATAACAGCGTCAGCACCAGTATTTGTTAAACGCATAAAAGAAGCAGCAGCCGAAGCTCCACTTGCTTGGAAAAACTGACGAGATTGTGTAGCTGAACCAGATGAAACAGCAATTTCTAGTTTTGTGCTAGGACTACTTGTTCCAATACCTACATTACCAGAAGCGTCAATACGGAGTCGCTCATTAAAACCGCCAGTATAAAATATCTGAGCACCACCAGTACGATATGTCATATTACTAGAGGTACTTGCTATCCAATTATTAGTATCTGTAAAGTAAGCAGTTCCAGTTACTCTAGTATTTCCAGCAACATCTACAGAATGAGCTGGACTAGCAGTACCAACACCAACTCTATTGTTAGTAGAATCAATAACAAAAGTATTGCTATCAAAGTTCAATCCATTAGGAATAGATACTGCACTAGAGTTGATTGTTAAAGCATCTCCACTTGCATCTCCTAGTGTTGCACCGCCATTGGCTGAGAAAGCACCTGATGCTGATAGAGTAGTGAAAGCGCCAGCAGTAGGAGTTGTTCCACCTACAGCACCATTTAAAGCACCAGAGAAGCCACCAGAAGCTGTTACAGCATTGTCTTTAAGCAAAACACCATCTACTGTTACACCTGCTCCAGAAGTCTTTTCGCCTACTGTGTCTGAGTAAACTCCTACAGCAGTAATAGAATCGCCACCTGCGCCTGTCTGAAACTCTTTCAAGTCAGACATCAATTGACGAATAGCATTGTTAATGCCTGATGGAGCGCATCCTTCTGCAATGTTAATACTGTTTATGTCAGTATTATTTGCTGGGTCTACATCAAATTCTGAAATCTTTGTTTTTGCCATGATTTATTCCTTAGTTAATCCAAATGCTGTGCCATAACCTAAATTGATGGCTTTTCTTTGTAATTCTTTGCTCAAAGGCTCTATTGTTACTACTGATGCTGTAGACATTAATTTAGAAGCTAATTTAGGGTCTAGCATTGCCTCAACTAACAAAGTTCTTATCTGGTCATCAGTTCCATTATATAGCCAGTTCATAGGAGCAGCTACTTTTTGCAACACCTGTGGAACATCTCCAAATACATTTTTACCAATCATTCCACCTATAAGATTTGCAGTAGACATATTCTTAAAAGTATCAGAACCTGCTGGTTTTGTTGCTCTGCCTAATACACCCTCGTCTAAGTCCTTGCTAATCTTTTCAAGAGCAATTCTTTGACCTTTAGGAATATCAGTCTTTTCTGGAAGATTTCTTACTGCCTTAGCAAATCCAGCCTGAGATAACATAAATAAGTCATCATTGATAGGGTCTGGAATTGTAGAAGTAACTTTTGCTTTAATTCCTTGCAATTCATTCATTCTGTCAATTTCTTTACTGATGACAGCATACTTCTTCAAATAATCCTTATATTCTGGTGCAGCAGCCTCAATAGTGTCATCAACAGCTCGAATAACTTGATTTAATTCATTTCTAGCAGCTTTAAATGCACTAGAACTAGCACCACCTTTATCAGATTTATCTAATAAACCTTGTTCAGCAGCTCTCAAATCTTTGCGAATCTCATAAAGCTCTTGAGGAGTTTGCGCCCTGCGAATATCTGATCTAGCAGATTCCATAGCAGAAATAACACTATCTCTCTTGCCAGCAGGAGTTTGAAGAATATCGTTAATTTTCTTTTCTGCAATTAAAGTAATACCAGACTGAAATTGCTCTGGAGTAACTGTAGAGTTTGCAAAAGCTCTTTCTCTAATTGGAGAGGTTAGATCATCTCTCTTAGTAATAACATTTGCAATAACATCTTTATCTTTTGCCATTTTATCTAGAATTAAAGTTCTAGCTTTATTAGCTTCAGATGCTTGTTTAGCGAACATACCTTCTACATCAAGACCTCTAATTCCTTGTTCAGCAGAAACTAAGCCAATATCTCTAGATGCTTGTGCAGTAGTTGGAGTATATCCACCTACAGGAGCTTTATAAGTAGCCATTTTTGATGCTGCTAATTCAGGATTCTGAGCTAATTGATTAAGAATCTTTCCTGTAATTGCTTCTCTACCAGCCTGAGTAAATGGTCTAACGACATTGGCTGTTGTTCTAGCTGCTAATGGAACACCAACAGATACTGTTGTAGGAGCTACCATACCGCCTAATAGACTTAATCCTAACTGTCCTGCTGTACCTGCCTCTCCATACTCTCTACCAGCACCAGCAGCACTTGCACCGCCAATAGCACCAGCAGTTTGCAATGGGATATTTTCTGAAAGCAAAGCTGTGCCTGCAGCTTTTGGAGCTAATGCTTGAGCTAACTTAGCAGTACCACCTACACCAGCAAGAGCTGAAGAAACATCTTGAACAATTCTCTCTTGTTTTGTTTCTGGCTCAGGCAATCCAGCTTGTGTCATTAAAGTTTGAGCAGACCTAGATGCCATTGGCAATTGACCAAGACTATATCCAGTACCTTTTTCTACACCTTGAGAAATAAGGTTATATAAAGTATTTAAAGCATCACCAGCTAATAGTGGCAATCCTGCAACACCTGAAACACCAGCCCTAGCAGTTAATCCTACTTGCCTACCTAATTCCTCAGTAGTTCCTCTTGGAGTAGTCATCTTAACAATGGCTGCTTCAATCTCAGAATTAGACATTTCAGCAGGGAACTCTACAACACCAATATTAGGAATGTCTACAGTAACAGGCTCATTAGATTTTTTACCGCCAACAACTACTGCTGGCAACTCTAGTTCTTTTTCAGCCATTATTGTTCCAATCTTCCAGTTTTAGGGTTAAATCTAAACATTGGTTTTGGTGCAGGTGCTTCAGTTACAGCATCACCCTTTCCAGAAACTCTAGATGGTGTTGCTCTACCTGCGGACATATATACAGAATCTAATAAGTTTTCAAGTCTTACCTGTTTAGCTTTTACTACTGAATCAGGCTCTCCAACTTGAGGGAAGTATGATTTTCTATATCCTTCTAACTGCTCTCTAGTATAAGCAGCACCAGTTCTAGCTGTTAATGCAGCATCAAGAATATCTAATTGTGCGCCTTCAATAATTTGTCTTTGTTCGCTTGATAAGTTTCTAGCTAAATAATCAGACCCAGTAATAGACCTTACAGATTCAGCTAAAGCATTAGGTCTAACAGCTTTTGGCTCTTGACCTACAGCAGCTTGCATCTGAGCAATATTCTTGTCAATAATATTAGCCAATGTACCAGCTTTTCTTTCACCTTCAGATGGCATATTAACAGTAGTTGCTTTTGCTTTATTTTGTATTGCAATCTCATTAGCTATTGACTGGAAAGCACCTTGAGGAAGTTTAGCGACATCAGCAGTTCCATATAAACCTAATGCCACATTACCATATTCACCTGTAAGCTCACCTTTACCGCTAATAGCCTTTTCAGCCTCTCCTATAGTTTTAACTAACTCAGGCTTACCCATTGCATATAAAGCAGGTGCTATTTTTGAAACATCATAGCTATACCCAGTAACTCTTTGTTGTTCTGGTGTTGCACCCATTGTTAGCATACCTTGGTCATCTCTTAGTGTTTGACCTTGAGGAATTACAGCAGGAGTTGTTTCATATTTAGGGGTAGCAGCAGAAGCCATTAATTGCTTAATCTGTTCAGCTTCTTTCTGTTTTCTAATCATCTCTTGCATCTGCATACCCTTAGCTAAATCAGCCAAAGTTCTATCCATTGCCCCTTGATAGCCTTGCATACCAGCCATACCAGCCTGTGATAATACCTGACCTGCGCCACCTCGACCACCTAAAGCAGCTAAAGATGCTTGCAAAATACCCTGATTAAGAGCTTGTTCTCTTGTCTTTGCAAATTGTTCTTCACCGATTAATTGTCTTAAAAAATCTGGTGAACCTAGTAAATCATCAATAGTTGCCATGTCTTTATCCTAATAAAGAAAGTAAGTTTGGTGTTCTTGCTCTTGTAGCAAGTAAATTATATAAACCTGAGTAATCAACAGCTCCTCTAGGAACAATGCTTTTAGTTGTTCCAGTAGGCTGTGTTGGTTTTTCAGCAAGAAGCGAATTAAGTGTGTTAGCAGCTCTTAAAGCATCTGTAGTGCTTAAAGATGTTTCAGCAGGTACTGTTGTTGTAATTCCAGCAGTTCCTGTTGGCAATGCTTCAGCACCACCTAAATAACCTAAACCTGATGTAGCAGCAGCATCAGATAATGCACCGCCAGCACTAGCTAATTGTTCAGCAGTTAATCCAGCAGTACCAGTAGGTAATGAAGATGCTCCACCTAAATATTCAATATTAGCAGCAGATCCAGCATCAATACCAATGCCTGATGAGCCTGATACACCACTACCAATATTAGGGTTAAATTCGCCAAAGTTTCCAGCAGGTGAAGTTGTAGAAATGCCAAATACGCTATCTACAGGAGTAGTTGCCAATAAACTTCCAGTACCAGCATTAACTCCAATGCTAGGAGCAGCAGCATTAATACCAAAACCAGTAGATCCTGTACCTACTGCACCAGTTTCAGCACCACCTAAAGCAGCAGATCCTAGAAAGTCAGTACCAGCAACAGCAGCTTCTGTAGCAGTAGCAGCACTAGCTCCAGCACTAGCAGCTTCAGCAGCAGTAGCTCCTTCAGCTAAAGCAGCAGTTTCAGCAGCATTACCAGCAGCAATAGCTTCAGCTCCTAAATAAGCTCCACCAGCTAAAGCTGCAACACCAAGCCATCCCATTGGTATTTCTTCATTAACCTTGTCATCAATCCATGAGCCAGCATCTTTAACTGGGTCTACTACAGCATCAACAATATTATCAATGAAGCCACCACCACCGCCTTGTAGCTTAATTTTTTTATCGCCACAATGCTGAAATGCACCACTTGGCAATTCTCCGAAATGTGCATTTAATCTCATAACTTATTCTCCACAATTACATATTTTTCAGTAAATCCTAATCTTCTCCAAAGTCTAGCAATTGATTCTCTTGCTGCGCCTTGAACCTTTGTAGCACCTTGAGTTTTAAGTAAATCTGTAAACTCTTTATATATTACTTTGTCGCTTATGAACTTACCACCAATTGTCGTAATAAAAGCAACTCTATCATTCGGATAGTTTAAGAAAGATACTGTGCAACAGCCTTTAATCTTTCCTAAATCATCTAAAGCTACTATTAACTGCCATTGTCCATTAGTTAAATAGACTTTTGCTTGGTCTAGTGAGTAATCTCCATCAGAATACTGTAAAGCATCTCCAATGAAATCACTTACTAGATTCCAAGATTGTGAAATGAAGTTCTTATGAACTAATTTGAGCAATTAAAACCCTGCTAATAAACCGCCACCCAAAGCACCGATACCAGCACCCAATACTGAGTTGCTAATACCACCTGTAGTTCCACCTAATAAATTACCAGCTAAATAACCTAAACCAGCACCACCTAAAGCAGAACCAATATAGTTATTAGGAGCTTGAGTAGTTTGACTACCATAAGAACCTAATGGAGTTCCATAAACACTTGATAAATAACCTTGTAACTGTTGGTACGGTAACTGCTGACCAAACTGGTAACGAGCCATCTGTTCTTGTAATGGTTGAGCTGCAATAGCTTCTCTTGCTGCACCAACTTGAGCCAATTGCTGAGAAGGAATATATTGTTGAGCATACATCTGTGGAGCAAGACCAGCTAACTGAGCTTGACCTAATTGTGCTTGTTGTTGTAAGCCTCTTTCAGCTTGGTACTGTTGTCCAGCAATATTGCTAGTAATGTCACCTAAAGCACGACCATAACCCTCTGTAGCCTGTCCTAGAGCATTTTGCATAGCACCTGATCCATAGCGACCAGACTTTGAATAAAGACTAGCAATGCTTGGCAATACTTGATTAGAGAACTGTTGCTCTAATGGTCGAGTTGCAGCTTGCATCATCTGAGCTTGATAAGGGTTTGCGCCTAGGAATGAACCAGCAGCAGTTGCACCGATACCGCCCAAAGACTGTTGATAAGCCTGTTGAGCTTGTTGTAATACAGGGCTTGACTGAGTTGCTAGAGCTTCTTGTTGAGCTAGAGCCTGTTGAGTCTGAGCAGAAGGACTAACATATGTCTGACCTTCAAAGAACTTAGGTTGCTCACCTGTAAGGAATAGACTTTGCGCCCTCTCTAAACCTTGTGTAAGGTAAGGCAATAACGCTGGGTCAATGCTTGATGTTGTTGTTGTATCTGCCATGATTTTATCCTATGACTACATAATCAAAAGTTTTACCTGCAATACTATTAGCAGGGTGTGAAATTACTGCGCTTCCATTAGTTACTGAACTAATATAAGGGTTTGTATAAATATTGCTTGTATATCCATTGCTAGATAAGTAACTCATTGTTGCTATTACTGAAGGTGTTGTTGGTCTTGTAGGACTTGTCTGTGTCCCAAAATGCTCAATAGATACCCCTACATCACTCGGTCTCCAAGCTAATTGAACATAATCATCTTTTTGCAATGCAATAAAGAAGTTCAATGCTGCAATACCTCTAGATGCTGTTCCAGTAGATTTTCTAGCTTGCATACCAAATTCACTATTACTACCTGATACATCTGAACCATTTTTTCTAAACCAGATAGATACTTCTTGAGAATCATTAGTTGTATTAACTAACTGAACTGAAAACTGAATATTGTATAAACCAGCATAGCCAGCTTTTAGCTTTGTGCTATCAACAAGACTTGCACCTAAAGCATAGTCTGTTGTATCAAAAGTAATGATATTTACATCTGTTGTATTTGCAGCTACTTGATCTGTGCTATCTTGCACCCCTAAATAAGGATAGTAAGCAGTAGAAGATATATCATCTGTTGCACTAAGCAATATAACTGAATCTACACCAATACGAGCATCTGTAATAGTAGTGCTTGTTGCTCCACCAGTAGCCAAAGTAACAGAACCAGTATTATTGGTCTTGCCATTCATAATGCCATTGACTACTTCGGCTACACCCCTAGGGTCTGCTCCGAAAGGTGGTAATACTCTAAACATTATCGACCACCCATAGGAACAAGCTCAACATCAGCACCGATAGCTGTAGTCCAGTTATCTCCAGTAGGAGTAAACGATAGTCTATGGTATGTCCCCATGCTTCTAATAGAAACCCTATTCTCTGAGTCAGCAGCAGTTGATGAGCCAAAAATTACTTGTTCTGTTAGTAGCTTTCTAGAAGCAATTGCAACACTAGCAGAACCATTATCTACAATCGGTTGGACTAAAGTAACAGCAGTTTTACGATTTTCAGCCGACAAGTCTCCTGTCTGAATTGTAGCAGTAGAATTTGCACCTGTAAATGTAATGATTTTAGTACCTCTAGTGCCAGCAAGCATTAACTTACCACCTACCCAAAGTCTAGAATCTAGGCTAGTTTCTAAAGCATCAATAGAAGCAGAAACAATATCTAAACCCTCTAAACTGATAGAAGGTGTAGAAGATGATGCAATTCTGTCAATATCTGTAGTTCCACTAGACCATTTCTTAGTCTGGAAGTTATAAATCAATAGCTTATTAACATTACCGCCTTGACCTTTTGCTGCATAAGCCCAAAATACTAGCTTTCTAAATGGGTCAATAGCAGCAGACATATTGTAAAGATATGACTCATCTACATCTGAGAAGAAGTATCTGTCTACTTTTTCACCACCAATTGATACGACATTCTGACCATCACAAGAGTAAAAACCATCATCTGATAGGAAGAAAGTAACACCTTGATACTGGATAACTGAGTTAGCTTCGTAACAGCCTAGATTTCTAGTGATATTGTCAAATTGGAATACCAATGGGCTACCGACATAAGTCATGCGATAAATTGATCTATCCATTAGGATTAAGCCAAATTCACCGCCTGTAATACCTACGACTGTGCCACCATCAGGAATCTCTTGATAATCAGACTGAGTAGTTGCTGAGTCTGTCCAACTTGTCTCATCATTTAAAGCAGACCATTTAACTCTAAAAGGCAATGGTGTAGTTGCATCATAAATGTTAGCAGTCACTACAAAATCTCGAACTACTGTAGCAAACTTAGATTTTGGAGCATCAGCAGCTAAATCAGCCCATGCAGTAGAAGTACCTAATAACCAGCCTTGTAACTTGTCATATCCATTAGCAGCAATCAATCTGTTACCAAATTGAGTAAATCTCCATCTGCCAGTAGCAGGTGTACCATAAGTTGAGCCTGATACATCATCTAAAGAGAAGTCATTAGAGTCTAATTTATAGATATTTGTTGCACTTCCTGCAAAGATTGTTACTGTGCCATCAGGGTTTCTACCAGCTACCACATTGTTTAAATCTTCAGATGCAGCACCAGAATAGTCAGCAGCAGATGGAATAGCACCATATCCTACAGCTCTTGAGTAGACATTCTCTGCCTTCATCAATGCGCCTGTCACAGAAGGTTGGTCTGGTAACCACTCGCTAAAAGTTATTCTTTGATTCATTTATTTACCCATTGTTCTGTGCCATTAGAGACAGAAGACCATACAGCAGAGCTTACTGATACATCTGTCCAAGAGTCATTACTTGCATTTACATCTTGCCAGTTAGGAGTTTCTGGTGTTTCAGGTGTCCAAGACTCAGAACCAATAGTGTCTAAAGTCCAATTGTCCCCTAGTATTCTTCCTAAACAGCTAACAGTAGCTGAGTTACTAATTGAGCCTGATGCGCTAAATACTGCAATTGCTGTGCTTGATACTGTCGCAATGCCTGTAATCTCTGCATAGCCTGAATATTCAACTCCACCCAATGCTGTAACTGTTGATACTCCATTAATTGCTCCAGTAGAAGTTCTTATTCTTATTGAATCACTAGATACAGTAGCACTAGAAGTAATATTAGCAACACCAGTTCTAACTCTATCTGCACTACAGCTTACTGTAGCAACACAAGCTACAGAACCAGCACCAAATCTATCTCTATAGGCATTTACTGTAACTGTTGCATCTGAACTAACAGAAGCATCACCATAATAAATCCAAGTGCCAGCATCATTGTAATAAGTGCTATCTAAAGAGAAAGCAAGACCATCTATGCTTGTGCTAAATAAATCTAGCTGTTCAAGACTAAATGGTGATTGAATATCTGCTGGCATGATTTATCAAGCCAAAGTTACTGATAAGCTACCTATTGCAATCTTGAAAATATCGCCTGTTTCAATAGTCTTAGAAGTATCTAAAGCTGTATGAAATAGCAAGTTACCTGTGCTAGAAGCATCATGGATACCGATATAAGCAACAGTACCCCAGTTAGCTGTAGCCTGTGGAAATTCTACTGCTGCACTATTTGTTGATACACCATTAGAAGGCGCACCAAAAGTAACAGCAGTACGAGCATAAGAGCCACCTGATACTTCAGTACCAGATCCAGCATCTGTAGGATCACTAGTAAAAAGACCTACATAAACTGTTGCAGGACTTGTATAGCTTGTATTTCGCAAAACTGCATTAATAACTGCATTTTCCAAATAATTTGACATTTCAGCCATGATTTTTCCTTATCGTGAAGCTAATTTCATTGTAAGTGGTACACCGCTATATTCTGAACCTTCATCAGAAGTAGAGATCGCATTAACTGCTCTATCATAAAGGCTAATCCATAACTGAACTCTAGCATCATTGATTAAGTATGGCTCTGCTTCTACTAATGCACCATATAACAAAGCATCAGGGTAGTTAGCTAAAAAGACATTAGAAGTATTTGTGTTGCTTAATACAGTAGGTTTTGCATAGTAGAGAATCTCTAGGGTATATGCAGAATCAGGAATTGGAGCAAACAAAAACTCTTGAGCCAATACTGTATAAAACACAGGTAAGCCAGACTCATCTGCCCTAGCATCTCTTGTGAAGGCACTAGGAGCTAGATAAGTAACAGGCATCCTAGGATTACCATGGATATATAAATCTCTTACTTCTATAAAGTCTGTAGGCAAAGCGACTTTACCATCTCCACCTGTCATAGAAGCAGTAGCAGACTTCAACATCTTTCTAGTCTTTAACTCTCGAGCTAATCTAGTTTCAGCCAAAGTAATAAAGTCAGGGATCTGAGTTGTTAAGTCTGTTCGACCTAAATAGTTTGCAATTGTGGTCTGTAAATCAGAATAATTAGTAAATGCCATAGTTTCCTCTAGCTAATGTCATGCCAGCCATAAGTATAATTTCCGACATGACCTATCTCTTGAGACAAATCATGGTCTATATAAGTATCAATTCCTACATCTTTTGCCTTGATACAGAAGTAAATATCCTCACCTAAGAGCTTATTCTCAGGCAATAACTCAAAGAAGAACCAAGGTTTTATCATTGCATTAAGAGTCTCTTTGCTAATTAGCATGACTCCACAGCCAATGCCATCAGCTTTCTCTATACCTGTCTTATTCTTAGAAGATATTTGCTTCCAGTTACAAGTGCCATCTTCCTCAATCTCTAGAGTTTTAGCAGTAGCCTTAACTGGTGTAGATCGAGTTGTTGCATTTACCCCAATAATTCCCTTGTTATGGCTCAATAGCCTTTCAAGAGTATCTTTAGGGAATCTCATGTCAGCATCAATAAACAGGACATAATCTGCACCTTCCTCTAATGCTGATTCGACCATATTGTTTCTTTGGTCAAATATCAGAGTACCCATAGAGGTGTATAAATTGACTTGGTGTTCTGTTTTTCTTGCTACATGATTGACCATTCTAGCTAGGTCAAAAGCTGTTCCTACTTCCATCTGTCCACGAGCAGGGATGCAGATTGCGATAGTAGCCATTAAACAATACCCCCTCGAGTTCTAAATACTCGATTCTCAGGATCGTTTAACCATCTTTTTAGTGCTGGCATATCAATGACTTGATAGCCCTTCATAATCTTTTTCTTGTTTAGATCACCAATAATCTCTGGTGGTATACAAGCTATATGATTCTTAGGATCATATGGAGTATCTCCCCATCCCTTAGAACCACTATTTTCTTTATATGCTTGCTTGGTAGCTTCAGCAAAACCACTTAGGTCTAGCTTAGTTTCAATGATAAGACCGCCATCTCCATCAGAGTAAGCAGTTTTATTTTCTCCAAAATTACCTAGTAACTTTGACAATTAGATCTCCAAGAAATGAGGGTGAGTTTCCCCACCCCCAATTCTACTCACTTATTAACTTGCTGACAAGTCAAATACACCACCATGAGCACCTTCGTTCTTAACTTCAAGAGTCAATTCAGCCAAGATTTGAGTCTTCTCTGAGTCGCCTGATTTAGCTAAGTCGATAGTTTGGAATGGGCGCAAATATGCTAATGCTGCATATTCAGGATCAAGAACCAAAGCATCACGAGTACGCATGAAACGATTAGGAACAATGCTGATTACACCAAAGTCAGACTGGTAAAGATCTGCACCAGCCAAGATTGTAGCTTGACCAGATGTAGGAACTTGGTAGCGTTGAGCTGCCAAACCTGCAAAAGATGAAACTACTTGCTTCAATGCTGGAGAAACAAACAAAGTTGATGGTGTGCCACCTGAAGTAAATACCTTAGCAACTACATCCTTAAGCATAGACTCTTGGAAAGTACGAGTTGTACCATCTGTACGAGTAGATACACCGATAGTTGTAGGATCTGCACCAGCAGTAGTACCAGAACCTTTGTTTGTGTTTGTCTTGATGTAAGACAATAAAGAACCCATAACACGAGCTGTTGAGCTATTACCAGCAGACTGACCTTGGTTAGCTGTGATGATACCTTCAATGTCTCGCTTCAATTCAGCAGAAGCCTTAGCCAATTGGTAAGCCTTTTCTGATTTGCGACCAGCTTTGTCTACAGCTTCCAAAGTACCAGAAACTTGCACAGTCTTACCAACGATCTGTGTGTAGTTACCAATACGAGTAGTAGCTGACAAAGTAGCAGCAGTAGCATCAGCACCTTCAACAAGTGCATTGCTTGTGTTTACAGATGCCAAAGCATCAGTTTGCCAC